CAAACCACTTTCTGAAGTGGTTGTTCCGATGCCTCAAGTGCCAATTAGTCCTGAAATATACAACTATTCGTCCATAATTGAGGACGACATCAACACTGTTTCAGGTATCTCCGAGTACGCCCGAGGCGCAATGCCTGAAATACGGCGTACAGCTACCGAAGCCAGCATTATTGCTGACGCACAGAACGCCCGTGCGGCAGACAAACTTGCCATTGTCGAAATATGTATTTCCATGGTGGCGAGAAGAGTCATACAACTCATGCAAGAGTTTATGACGGGCGATCAAGTAGCCAGAGTTACCAGTATGGGGGGAGAAGAACTGTTTGTTTCCTACACCCGTGAGGACATCATCGGAGAGTTCGACTACTCAGTTCAAGCTGGTTCCACTCAACCGATGAACGATACGATACGGAAACAGCAAGCAATTTCGCTTATGAATGCCATTGCACCGCTAGTTGGCACCGTGATAGACCCCGCAGCCCTAGCTATGCACGTATTGGAGAACGGCTTCGGGATTAAAGATCCACAGAAGTTCCTTATGGGTCCCCAACAGGGGATGCCAGCGGAGGAAGAGGCCGCTGGTCCCCCTCAGGGACAATCGGTTGTTCCTCCACCTCCACCGACTCCTTCTATCGGGAATGTCCCGATGCCTGGAGGGGCTGAAGGTGGTGCGTTTGCGCCCACTGGGGGCATACCTCCAGAGCTTCTTTTGCAACTTCAGAACCAGATGGGTCTTGAGCTTCCCTCCTTATAGTGGGACACTCCCCTATAGTTATTAGGAACAATCTCACAGAGAATTCCTAGGAGGGGCCAGTGCCCGAAGAATACGAAGCTGACATGGAATCCACGTATGTGGATACTCCTGAATCTTCCATAGATGTTCCAGAGGAACCTGGAGAATCGTACACCATCACAGTTGACGGTGTAGATGAACAGGTCAGTCTTGAAGAACTTCAAAACGGCTACCAGAGACAATCGGATTACACCCGAAAGACTCAGGTGGTGGCCGCTGAACGTGAGCGATTACGTCAGGCTGAACAAATAGTATCTGCTCTGGAACATAACCCAGAAGAGACACTCAGAACTTTAGCTCGATCTTTCGATATGGATCTTGGACAACCCGCTTCTTCTAGTGAGAGTTACGACTGGGGAGAAGGAGAAGATGTGGACCCTAATGCTCAAAAGATCGCTGCCTTAGAGTACCGACTTGAACAGTCTGAAAACCGTCAACGTCAGGAAGCCATAGAGCGACAAGTAACAGAGTTACAGGAGCATTACGGAGAATTCGATAGTCGAGAACTGCTGAGTCACGCTTTGCGCCACAAGATTCCAAATCTTGAGGCTGCTTACACGCATTGGCAGTTCAATGAGGTTAAAAACACTGCTAACAAGTTACAACAGGAACAAGAACTTGTTTCTAAGAAACGGGGAGCAGCAGCCGTTGAACCTGGAGGGTCAACCCAGACGGGAACCGAACCAAAAACAACCTCACGGCCCGCTAGTATCCGAGAAGCGTTCGCTCAGGCAAAGGAACAATTAAGCACTTAACCTTTTAGGAGCAAACCGACATGGCAGCAGGAAATGCCAACTTCGATGAGATTCTCTCAACGACTTTAAATAATTATATCCCTAAGCTCACGGACAATATCTTTAGTGCTCGCCCACTTTTCTATGCTTTGACCAACGGTCAAACCATGCGAACAGTGAGTGGAGGCGTAAAGATTATCGTTCCGTTGATCTATGCGACAAACTCAACCGCAGGTTCGTATGCGGGTACTGACACTATTTCCATCACGGCTCAGACTGGCATTTCTGCCGCTGAGTACGACTGGAAACAGTATGCAGCTACCGTAACGATCAGTGGTATTGAGGAAGCTAAAAACAATGGTGAGGCACAGATCATTGACCTTCTCGAAGGCAAGATCTTCCAAACCCAAGAAACCATCATTGAAAACTTGAACGCCATGTTCTATTCGGACGGTCAAGGTAACGGCGGCAAAGACATGCACGGCCTCAACCAACTGGTTGGGACGGGTATGACAGTTGGCGGCATTGACGCCACTGACGCTGACAACGATTGGTGGCGTTCACAGCTAACCGACGAAAATGGCGCTTTGGCGACAGCTTCGATGGCTAGCGTTTACAACAACTGCTCGGTAGGTAACGACCAGCCCACGATCATTATTGGATCGCAAGCTGCGTACGAATCCTATGAAGCGGGATTGACAGCCAACATTCGGTACACCGATACCGATATGGCAGATGCAGGGTTCCAGAACCTTATGTTTAAGGGTGCTCCAGTTACGTTTGATAACCAAACTGGGCAGCTTGATAACAAATTGTTCTTCTTGAACACCAAGTATCTTCAGCTTGTGCGTCATTCGGATGTTTGGTTCAAAGCCACTCCGTTTGTACGCCCAAATGACACAGACGCTGTGTATTCACAGATTCTGTGCTACGGCAACCTTACGACGAGCAATCGTTCTCGTCAGGGTATGCTTTACGGCATCACCTGATAGCCGTATAAATAAAGATGGAGGGGTGGGGGCTTTCGCCCCTGCCCCTCCCAAGTTCTGAGGATTCATGGCAAGAGAAATACAAATTTCTTACGGAAAAAACACCCGACTTTATGGGACTCCCACCGAGGAGGGTCACCGTCAAGAAATACCTCGTTCCGACTACTACGGGTCGAGGAAAGTTCATGCCTTGAATCACGACATGGAAACCTGGGAAACTGTTGAGAATCAGTGTGTAGCCACCACCAAGAGCGGTGCTCAGTGTAAGGCGCATCCCGCTAAGGGAGAAAGTCTTTGTACTTTCCATAAGGAGTAGGCGTGAACATTGAGGACATGCGGGCTTACGTTCGATCAGTTGTGGAGATAGACAGTACCGACATTTCTGATGATGTAATGAATCGTTTCCTCGGGGAAGGCTACGATCAAGTTGTTTACAGCGAGAAGCGTTGGCCTTGGTATGAAGTCTCAACCACGTTTCCTACGGTTAACGGGGTATCCGACTACTCGATGGCGACAGTGGGTGCGTCAGAAACAAATGGTTTAAGGGAAATTCAATCTCTCCGCACGGACGATCATGTACTCAGTTTCCTGGGGAGAGATGACGGGGACATTGTTTATCCTTTGAATTCCAGTGGTACAGGCAATGTCTATTACTGGAGTTTTTGGGCTGAAAGTGTCCGAATGTACCCTACGCCTTCTTCACCCGAAACGATTTATGTCAGGGGTTACAAGAATCCGACCTCGTTCGGTGTGACCTCAGTGGACGGGACAAGCCCCAGTGACTTTCCTGAGCCTTTCCATATTGTGATAGCAACGTATGCGATCAGCCGATCTTACGATCAGCAAGAAGATCCCGATATGGCTGTCACATACTTCAATACTTTTATACGGGAACTTGACAATCTCCGAGCCAGATATTTGGACAGCCCAGCGCCGCAACCGTTAGTGCTTAATAGTACGAATGCTTCCAGATGGCGCTCACAGTCTTATCTGCCTAATCGTTTACGGTATAGCTGGGAGTAACGGATGGCGCGACCTGGATTTAAGCTAGATATGCTTCAAGATTTTAGTGGCGGTTTGAACTTTCGTTCAGATCAGTTCAATTTGTCTTCGTCTGAGAGTCCTGACATGCTGAATGTTGATGTGGACCCTAGGGGTGGCATCAAGATGAGGCTTGGGGTTGCTAAAAGAAACGGGACTGCCTTAAATTCAAATGTCACTGGGTTAAGTCAGTTCACCCCCGATGGGGGTACTGCACGGGTGATCTGCTCTTATGGTACGACTGTTGCCGAGTCTGCTACTGCCGATTTCTCTACACTTGCTGGAGTTTCGGTCACCAATGGTGAACGCCTGTACGGGCAGACTACAAACTCAAAGTTTTATGGCGTGTCGGGTACGAGTCCGTCGTTTGTTTATGACGGGACGACAGCCTCAAATCTGGCATCGAATGTTGATGGTTCGGCAGGGAACTATCCGATAGCAAAATATACGTGCCATTGGAATAACTATGCGTGGGTCGCTCACACAACCGAAAGTGGGACCGAGTATCCGAACCGTATCCGCTGGTCCAAATTAGATGACCCCGAGTCGTGGCCCGAGTTCAATTACATCGACGTAAACGTAGGGGAGCGAGGGGACGAACTATCTGGCCTTGTTCCTTTCGCTGACCGAATGCTGATATTCAAAACCAACAGCGTTCACGGGTTGTATGGATCTAGCGGTGAGTCTTTCCAGTTGGTGCCTCTTTCTCAGGATGTGGGTTCCGTGTCCTTGTCGTCACCAGCGTCAACTCCTTACGGCGTTTTCTTCTGGTATGACCGTCAAGGTATCTGGGGGTATAACGGTGAACGATTCGTCAATATGTTCGAGAAGCTTAAACCAGCTATCGATGACGGCAGGTTGTCGTTTGCCAGTCCTCCCCAGTTGGCGTGGTTTAATAACCGCTTGTATGTTTCAGTTGACTGGAGCGAGTCAGGTGTTACCGCTCGACGGGTACTGATATTCGACCCAACGTTGGGTGAGGCTGGTGCTTGGACAATGACGAACATTGATGCGACTGTTCTCCTCGCGTATGCCCCACCTAACGCTGCCCAAGATCTCTTGGGTGCGTGTTCCTCCAATACGGGTCGGGTAATCGAATTAGAACAAGATTTACAGAGCGATTTTTACGGTGCGACAACTACTCATATTGATA